CAGGCGGTGGTGGAGGGGACATAACTGGAGTTACAGCAGGGACAGGTATTTCAGGTGGAGGAACTAGCGGGACAGTTACTATTACAAACGCATCTCCAAACGCTACGCACACAGGCGAAGTAACAGGGGCAACAGCACTTACTATCGCAGACAACATTGTTGATGAAGCAAACCTTAAAGTTTCTAACTCACCAACAAACGGTTATTTTTTATCCGCACAAAGTGGTAACACTGGGGGCTTAACTTGGGCTGCCGCAAGCGGTGGCGGTGGTAGTGGTGGAGCTATGACACATGTTAGCACAGCTACAGTATCAGGAACGAGTACACAAGAAGTAGTGGTTACAGGATTAGATAATACTTACAAAACTTATAAACTGTTTGCTAAATTTAAACAACACAGTAATAGCAATAATCCAATAGAGGTAAAACTTACAGATGGTGGGACAAAAATTAGCAGTGCTGTGTACAATGGTGCGAGGCAATATAATGGTCTTGGTTCAGCAATAAATGGTCAAACCCGAATCATTAGTTCAGGAAATAGTGCAAATCTATCCACTCTGTGCCAACAATTCACATTATACATGAATGGTAACAATATAGAAGTAGTACAGTTAATAGAATCTTCAATTAGAGATTTAACTAGTTCTAGTCCTGCAATATATGCAGCACAAGGTACATACAGTATAAATTCTAGCTACAGTGCTAGTGGTAATATTGACGGTTTTAGTTTCTTTGCTTCTGGTACAACTTTAGCAGCAGGCAGCACTTTCATACTTTATGGATTAGCAGAATAAAGGAAAATAATATGCAAAAATTAGTTAACGGAGTTCTTTTAGACCTTACGGAAGAAGAAATAGCTCAAAATGCAATAGATGCAGAAGCATCAGCCGCAGAATATCTTTTAAACGGACATAAAGGTTTGAGGCAAGCACATTACCCTCCAATTGAAGATTACTTAGACGGTATTGTTAAGGGTGACACGGCGCAAATAGATAAGTATATAGCCGATTGTTTGGCTGTAAAAGCTGCATACCCTAAAGGAGAGTAATTCGTGACTATACAAAGAATTACTGAAGCAGGCGATGTCAGAATAACTCAAATTTCAAATATACGAGTTACTGAAGAAAATGTTACTGTAGTATTTGGCTCACAACAAGGTTTACGCCACGCTAGTTTTAATGCACTACACGGCGGCGCAATGCGCTCATATAACAGTGACGTAATAGCCGGGTGTAAAGCAAATGACGGTGCAATTACAGCTACAACATATAATGGTGTTTTATATCAATGGCTAGGTAATAAAGGTTATACTCAAGATACAATTAATGGACGGTCAAATGCTTTTGCAGTAGCTAAAGGTGCAGAAACGTGGTCTGGACTTGGATCATTTACTGTTTAAATAGGATGTAATATGCAAGAATATGACAATACAAATACTGAAGCCGATAATAAAAAAGGCCACGAAAAACATGGTCAATCTTTTTGGGATAAGGAACTTGTAGCGGCTAATAAGCGCGTAAAGAAGTTCCATAGTAAAGGCGGAGCTATTGTAGATCGGTATATTGGCAAAGGTAGAACCGATGATATTCTTAAAACGTCACGATTAAATCTATTTCATTCAAACGTAAAAACTTTACAGTCAATGTTATACGGCAATCTGCCTAAAGTAGATGTATCGCGTAGATACGCCGATGGTACTGATGATGCTGCGCGTGTAGCAGCAGAGATATTTGAGCGTCTGTTAAATTTAGACGTACAAGAAAATGGTAAAGACTATGACGCAGTGTTACGGTCATGTTTGCAAGATCGTCTCCTTCCGGGGTTAGGAGCAGCAAGAATAAGCTATGAAGTAGAAACAGAAGAAGTTCCAGACCCTATGACAGGCGAAATGATGGAGCAAATAGTATCTGAGTCTGCACCGCTTACATATTATTTTTGGAAAGACATTTTATGGTCTTGGGGGCGTAATTTTGCTACGTTACGTTGGGTTGCTTTTAGAAATGACATGGACAAAAAAGTATTTGTCGAAAGATTTGGCGAAGACGCTACTAAAAACATAGAATTTAAAGAAATGGCAGCGCATACAGACGCTGATGGCGGCGATATTGGTGAGAATGACAAAGATGTTATAAAAAAAGTAGAAGTTTGGGAGATTTGGTGCAAAGACACTAAACACGTTTATTGGTACACTAAAGGCGCACAAAAATTACTCGATACTAAAAAAGATACGTTAGGTCTTAAAGGGTTTTTTCCTTGCCCACCGTTTTTTATGGCTAATGCAACGACTACAGACTACATGCCTACCGCAGATTTTGTACTTAACGAAGATATTTATAATCAAATTGACCTTTTAGAGACTAGAATTAACAAAATTACTGAAGCCGTTAAGGTTGTAGGTGTTTATGATAAGTCTTCTACAGGCGTTAAGAATATGCTTAAAGAAGCTACAGAGAATGAACTTATCCCGGTTGATAACTGGGCTATGTTCGGTGAAAAAGGCGGTCTGCAAGGACAAATCGACTGGCTACCTGTTGAAGAAATAGCAAATACGCTAAATAAACTGGTACAGCAACGTGACCAACAGATCGCCCTTCTACAACAAACCTCTGGCATGGCAGATATTATGCAAGGTGGTCTAGCTAATCAATATGAAGGTGTTGGACAAACAAATCAAAAAGCTAAATTTGGTTCTGTACGTGTGCAAGCACTACAAGACGAATTTGCTACATTTGCTACCGATCTTATGCAGTTAAAAGCTGAAATAATTGAAAAACACTTTGAGCCGCAAACAATCGTTACGATGTCTAATATAGCTAATTCTATGAACGCCGAAGAAATTGGCTCGGCTATGGAAATTATAAAAAACCCAGATATGCCGTTTAGAGTAGAAATACGCCCCGAAAGCGTAGCTATGGTAGATTTTGCACAGTTAAAAAACGAACGTACAGAATTTATGAACGCTTTAGCTATGTTCTTGCAGTCTGCCGGGCCTATGATAGAAAAAGACCCTACTACAACGCCGTATCTATTAAAAATGCTACAGTGGACAATGGCAGGGTTTAAAGGTGCGTCTGAAATTGAAGGTGTGCTAGATAAAGCTATAGAAGCTGCAATTATAACCTCTCAAAAATCAATTCAAGAACCAAAACCTGACCCTGCGGCGGCTAAAGAACAAGCTAAAATGCAAGGTGAAATGCAAAAAATACAAGCTAAAGCGCAAGCAGATATGGCAGTACGAGAAGCAGATAAACAAGCTGACATTGCCGTTATACAAGCACAAATGCAAGCTGACATGGGTAAAATTGGTGCAGATAACCAAGCAGATATGGCCGAAATACAAGCTAAAATGCAGGCAGCTATACAAACTGAAATGGCAACGTCACAAGTTAATATTGAGCAAAATATGCAAGCTGTAAAGGGTGAAATGCAAAAAGATTTACAAAAAATGCAGTTAGAATTAGAAAAGATAACTGCTGCGGCTAGTGTCGATATAGAAAAAGAAGCTATTAAAGCTGAAATTGAAATTGACAAAGATAGGTTTGAGTGATGTCTGACAATAATTCTACTCGGCGCACTGGCTATAATAATAATATGTTTTCAAATAACTTTGATCGTATTTTTGGTACGGAAGAAGATAGAAAAAAACGTGCTATAGTTACTAATGCAGAAATTAAAAAAGCTGCATTAAGTAGTAAAAGTGCATATATTATGAAACCTATAGAACCTTTTAAAAGCCATGTAGACGGCAGTATTATTTCTGATCGCAGACAGTTAAAAGAACATAACCAACGAAACGGCGTTACCAACAGCGCCGACTACAGCTCTGATTTTATGAATCAGCGCAGAAACTCCCTGGGTGCGGCTCAAGATCGCACTGCTAAAAAAGAGCGTATAGAAGCTCTTCAACAAACTATGAGGACAAAAGGCTATGAGTGACGAAATTGAAGCAGTAGAAGAAACAGAAGAAGTAAATGGCATACGTGCTAGTCTTGACAATGTTATTGGAGAATCTGAAGCTAGTGATTTAGACGATTTTGATCCGCCGCTATATGATGATCCCGAAGAAGATGTAGAAGTTGCAGCAGAAGAAGTTGAAGTTGACGCTAAAGCCGAAGTTAAAACTGAAACTGACATAGCTGCTGACGCACCTACAGAAACTCCTGAACTTGCTGTTGCTAACAGTTCTGAAAAACCACCCCTTGATTGGGGTGTAGAAGTAAGGGAGGAATGGAAAAATCTACCGGCTAATGTAAAAGCACATCTTCATGCTAGAGATCAACACGTAAATACTATGTTACAAGATGGTGCTGAAAACAGAAAAATGGGCGAAAATTTTTTAAATATATCTGCGCCGTATAAAGCAATTATGGAAGCTGAAGGTGCTACATCCCCTTTAAACGCCGTAGAAAATTTATTTAAAACTGTAGGCACATTACGCATGGGGTCAGCACAAGATAAAGCTGCAACAATAGCTAAACTAGTTCAAGTTTACGGTGTAGATATAGAAACTTTAGACAATGCTTTAGTAGGCGAAGTTAAAGAACATTCAGTAGATCCTACAGAAGCATTAATAAATCAACGTATGGCTCCGGTAAATGAGTTATTAGCTAAAATAAACGAATCTACGGCATTGCAGAAACAACAGCAAGAACAAGTTGTAACTCAAGATATTGATAGTTTTTCTAAAGACGCTGAGTTTTTTAATGATGTACGTTTTGATATGGCTGATCTTTTAGACGCAGCCGCAAAAAGAAATGTCAGTATGACTATGCAAGATGCGTATAATAAAGCCTGTGCTATACACCCTCAAATATCAAATGTTATGGCGCAAAGAACCGCAAACAATAATTTAATGGGTAATAAAACTAATATTGCTGCTAAAAGAAATGCTGCGTCCTCTATTAATAGTAATACTGGAAGACAACCCGTACCTGCTAGTAATAATTTACGTGGCGCTCTTATGGATGCGTTTAACGATCACTCTTGACAACACAAGGCCGTTATGATTTAATACTTGTAACGGCCTAAAAAACCCCGGCGTTCGAGCAGGTTTAAATGGTTGTAGGCAGATACCCCCGTCCCCGGCGTTCGAGCAGGATGAGATACATTTCCCGACAAACATTTTTTATATAAACCTTTAACTCGGAGCAAAAACCATGAGTTTTGCAAATACGTCCGTAACGGACATTCTTGCTACGACTATTGAAAACCGTAGTAAAACAGTTGCCGATAACGTAACTAACAACAACGCTCTTCTTGATCGCCTAAAAAGAAAAGGAAATATTAAAACTTTTTCTGGTGGTAATAAAATCTTTGAAGAACTTTCATTCGCTGAAAACGGAAATGCAGGTTGGTATTCAGGATATGATATTCTGCCTACTAATGCTTCTGACGTAATCAGTGCCGCTGAATATACAATTAAACAGTGTGCGGTTCCAGTAGTCATCTCTGGCCTAGAACAGCTTCAAAACGCAGGTAAGGAACAGTTTATTGACTTGATGGAAGCTCGCTTAAAAGTGGCTGAAAGCACAATGTCTAACCTTATTACTGGCGGATTGTATTCTGACGGTACTGGCGCTTCTGGTAAAGAGATTGACGGCCTAGCCGCAGCTTTACCTGTTGATCCTACAGCAGCTTCTTACGGCGGAATTGACGGAAACGTATTTACGTTTTGGCAAAATGCAGTAAGTGATCAAACAGCCGCTAATGGCTTAGACCCCGCAAAAATTGATGGTTTTTGGAATCTACTCTACGCTGATCTAGTGCGTGGTGCAGATCGCCCTGACCTTATTATGGCTGATAGCACAGTGTGGAACACATACATGAAGTCTCTACAAGCACAACAAAGGTTCTCAAACACTCAAATGGGTGATAGCGGATTCTCTAATGTGAAATATATGGATTCTGATGTAGTTCTTGACGGCGGTATCTATAACGGTACTGTTACAGCAGGCGCACCCGCAGGTACGGCTTACTTTATTAACTCAAACTACATAAAGTATCGCCCACATGCTCGCCGCAACATGGTTCCACTTTCGCCAAACAAACGCTACTCAACTAATCAAGATGCTGAAGTGCAAATTATTGCATGGGCAGGTAACTTGACTTGTTCAGGACGTATGTTCCAAGGGCGTTATGACGCAAACGGCTAACATTAATCTGGGGCGCTAGGCAACTAGTGTCCCCCTTCTTTTTAAGGAAAATAAAATGACTATAGGTTTAGACCTTACCGCTGTAGATACTACAGCAGAATTTAAGTTAGGTACTATTATTTCTACTGTTGGAACAGATGGGCCAGCAAAAGAATATAAGTATTGTAAATGGACTAACGGCTCTGCAGCCGCCGCAGTAATAGGTGAAGTAGCCTATTTTCATGCAGCAGGAGGCGCTCAAGATGCTTTAGTTACTTCTGATATTTCTGAAGGCGTTGGTATTGGCGCAGGCGTTATACAATCGCTATTAACTCCCGCTACTTTTGGTTGGCTGCAAATTTCAGGCCCGGCTACTTTAACAATTGCTCTTACAGCAGGAGCAGACGGTAATGCTCTTACGGCTATTGGTGCAGGAGATGGAACTCTTGATGTATCAGCCGCAGTAACAGATTACGTTTGTGCGATTGCAGATGATATTTCTGCTAAAAAAATCTTCTGTTGCTTCCCTAGATAAAGTAATTGCTTTGTTTATAGTGTTATTATAAGATAGGGCAGGTTTTAACAGCCTGCCCTAACTTTTAACATAGAGGACAAAAAATGGACGATTTAGGTTTTAACGATTTTAACGCCCCAAACAACGCTACGCAAAATGAAGACGCAAATTTGTTGTGTAAGTTTTTTTATAAAATGCGGCCTAATAAAGCAAAAGATATATTAGACCCTGAACATAACGATTTACCCGATAGCGTAGAAGTTGAATATTACGATATTAAAGTTCCTGGTGAGCGCGATAGTAAATCTGGCCCCGTTAATGAAAGCATAAAACAACGCTTTCCACGACATTATGCAGCGTTTAAACAACGTGTAGCTCCGCCAGTAGACGGCACACCGTTAAATGATTGGGCAAGTATTTCTCGATCACAAGTTGAAGAACTAGCATTTAAGAATATTAAAACTATAGAAAACTTAGCAAATGTTTCAGATACTCATGTTACTTCTATACGAGGACTTACAAGTTTAAAACAGAAAGCTAAAACATATTTAGCTCAAAAAGAAGATTCTAAATATGTAGATCAATTAAATGCAAAGTTAGATGTGCGGGATAAAACTATATCAGCACTAGAAGAACGTCTAGCAATAATGGAAAAACGCTTTACCGAAGGCGATACTGAAACAGTAAAGCGAAAACGCGCTAGTAAATAGGAACAATACAAAATGGTTACATATCCGACTACTATCACCACAGCCGATGCAATACTTAATAGAGTGGCGGCAGAAGTCGGGTTGACCCCTGTTTCCGATCCTTTTGGTAGCTCAGATGCTTCTTTTATACAGCTAAGACATCTATTAAATGTAGCGGGGGATGAGCTTGCAGTTTTGTATGATTGGGAGGTTCTTCGCCGAGAAAAAACAATTACTACTGCTGCTACTGACGTAGGTAATTATACATTACCTACTGATTTTGCACGTATTATAGATAATACAGCGTGGAATAGGTCAGAAGATTTACCTATGTTTGGCCCTTTATCGCCTCAAGAATGGCAAGCTTTATTAGGCCGCACAGTTACTAATTTAATAAATTTAGGTTGGCGCATAACCAACGGCGAATTTATAGTATATCCGTACAATCCTGTTGGCGTAGTAGCTAAGTTATTTTTTGAATATGTATCTAATAATTGGGTCGTAGCTACAAACGGCACAACATATAAAAATGAAGCTACAGTTAATTCAGATAATATTCTTTATGACCGAACATTAATTGCACGTTATTTAAAATTAAAATTTCTTTTAGCCCGTGGTTTAGATGCTACCGCTGCACAAGATGACTTTAATCAAATGTTTGAAATGCTTACGGGGTCTGATAAAGGCGCAGGTACTCTTAATGCAGGTAATAGTAGTGACGTATATCCATTTATTAATGCTTATCGTAATATAGGGAACAGTAATTTTGGTAGTTAGAGCCGCAAATGCCGCAACTAGACGCAGGCCAAGACCGCAAATGACGCAAGCCTCAGTTATACCTGCGCCTACAAATGGTGTTGATGCTCGCGTTTCTTTAGCTGCGGGAGATATGAGCGTATGTCCCTATGCGTATAATATAATGCCAGACGAAGCAGGTCTTAAAGTGCGGATGGGCTATCGCGAATTTGTATTGGATGTTGAAGACGGCACTAGTTTTGGTGTTTCAACAATAATTCCAATGGAAGGTATAGCCGGGGCAGACGATAAATTATTTGCCGTAACTAACGAAGGTATTTTTGACGTTACAGCTTACGATACTGCACCAACTAAAAAAGCCAGTTTTTCTGCTAATACTACTTCTGCCGCCGGGTACGGTACTTTTGTTAATTATGTTAATCAAGCAGGCGCACAGTTTATTTACTACGCCGATAATTTAAACGGTCTATGGTTTTACACTGTAAGCACTAACGCTTGGGCAGCAGTAACAAATATAACAGGTATAGATGAAACTACTATTTGCGGCATTGTAGTGCATAAATTAAGAGTTTGGTGTTTTGCGCGTAATTCAGCTAGTGCGTATTATTTAGGTGTTAATACTATTACTGGTTCAGCTACAGAATTTGTTTTTGGCGGTAAATTTAAACGTGGTGGACATATAGCAGGTATGTATAACTGGACTTTGGACGGCGGCGCAGGTGTAGATGATTACCTTGTAGTTGCTAGTTCAGCGGGGGATGCGCTAGTTTATCAGGGTGAAGACCCAAGTGCGTCCTCTACTTGGTCTATTGTTGGCACTTATGATATAGGCGCAGCCCCCGTGGATTACCGCGCAGGAATTGAATACGCAGGAGAATTATTTATTCTTACTGGATATGGCTTAGTTTCTATGGATGAAATACTACGCGGCGCTAACGCAGAAAATCCTGAAACAAGTAATATAGCCTATAAAATATCTAAAATAGTACAGCAAAGTATGATAGAGCTTAGAAATGATGCCGGGTGGCATCCTGTTTTCTATCCCGCAGAAGGTTTAATAATACTTATAAGCCCCGTACAAAAAGATGGCGAATACATACAATATGTTCTTGATCTAACTACAAGAGGGTGGGCCTATTGGCGAGGACTACCCATACTTTCAGCTTCAATATGGCAAAATAAATTATATTTTGGTACTACTGACGATAAAATTATGGTTATGGATGTGCATAAAGACGGTATTACAATAACGCCGCCCTCTGCTCCTGCTGAAAACGGTAATCCTATAGAATATTCTATGCTCCATACTGCTTCTGATATGGGTAGTCCAGGTTTGATGAAACGCGGAGCGTTTATACGGCCTAATTTTCGTGCTGATTACGCACCAGTATATGATAGTAGGATATTATATGATTACACGCTTGCAGAATTTACTGCGGTATTAGCACAACCTGCATCTAGTGTTGCTATCTGGGATTCGGGTGTATGGAATACTTCTACTTGGGGTTCTGGAGCTTCTACAGCTTTTGGTAACGCTACAGGCGCAAACGGTATAGGCCGCACATTGGGCGTAGCCATACGTGGAACATCTACCGCAGCTACAGTTCTTATAAGTACAGACGTTATGTGGAATGTAGGCGGTATATTATGATTATTAACTATCGCAATATACAAAGTGAAGACGATTGGAATTGGATTTCTAAACGTGCTGATCCTACACTTACTGAAAATACAAAAGGTATTATAGCTGTTGATAGTGAAGTAGATAGAATTGTGGCAATGGCGGTATTTGATACTTGGACGCATAACAGCGCTCATATACATTGGGCTATAGATAATCCGCTAATTTTAAGGCATGGATTTATACAGGAATGTTTTAACTATGTATTTAATACTTGCGATAAAGGTATAATGTTAGCTACAATACCTAGTGATAATGCTAAGTCGCTTAAATTAAGTTCTCATATTGGCTTAGATGTAGTACACACTATAAAAGACGGTTTTAACAAAGGTGTAGATTACATCCTTATGGAAATGAGAAAAGAAAACTGTAAATGGTTAAAAGGATAAATACATGAAAGGCGTAGAGCATTATAAAAGTAATGGAACTCTGTACACTGGCCTTACGCATAAAATGCCTGACGGTTCTTTACATACAGGCAGTGAGCATAGTAAAGCTAGCGTACCTTTGTTTCATGCTGATGAACAAATAGCTTTAGCTAAAGGGTTAAGAAATAATTCTGGAGGTTCTAATGGGTACTAAAAAACCAGACCTTAAAAAACAAGTTATGTTAGCTAAACAGTTAAGAAAACCAAAGGCGTATTAAATGGCTACATATAAACAACCTTGGCCTGAAATAGAAGCTGATATAATAGCTAATTCAAGAGGCGGTGATTTAGGCTACGAACTTGATGAAGCACGGCAAATGTGGGATATGGATTCTACACCAGTTGCTCCTCAAACTAGACGCGAAACTATTTCAGAGGCTATGAATAATTCTACGGCTATGAATAATTCTACAAACAAAAAACTACCTGCGGCTATTGGTGCAGCAGGAATTGGTGCTTTAGGTGCAGCATTAACTCCCGGTATGGTAGGTGGCGCAGGACTTGGAGGCGTGGGCACTGCGGCTCTTGGTTTACCACTTTTCATGGGGCTAACTTCAATGCCTAGCGGTAAAGCAAACCGTGAACGACTTGAAGACATTAGAGCCGACAAAATGAAAGCTAGAATTACACCTATGGATGTTGCGGAACGCGACAGTCGTTTACCGCCTGTAGCGCCTATTGTACAGGCACAAGAAGATATATACAGCAGTGATGAAGGCGATAAAGATTATCAAATGGATGAGGCATATAACTATAATCAATCGGATGCAGGTAAAGAAGAATTCGCCGATTTTAGAAATACAGGCGATAATAGCTTGTACTATA